GATGTTGCTGCTGCATTCGCTGCTGAAGCAGAGAAACCTCAGGCAAAAGGTGCTGAACTTTTAGATAAGTATGAAGCATCTGATGATGAAGCTGCACTCGCTGCATACCAATTGGTAGCAGAAGGAAGAGCAGAAGCAGTATGGAAAGAAATGGCAGACTGTGTAGAAGATAAGTTTATCTCTTCACGTTATGCAACTATTGCTAAAGACGAAGGATTCCACTCAAACTTAGGTGGACGTTCACTTTCAAGATTAGTTGAAGGTAGCGAAGAACTTCAATCACGTGTTCTCTCACTTGTAGAGAAGATGAGAGCAGATCTACTTGAGATCAGCAATAAGAACACTGCTACTCCTCTAGCCGTTGTCTAAAGGATTTACGTCCTTTACGGATCTCATTATCTAACCAATGGTCTTTGATGGGATAGACATACTTATGATTGGCATCGACAGTTACAAAATTGTCGATGCCTTCTTTCGTTACAGGGAACTCTAATATTCTCCCAAGGTACTCCATGTACCTTTCTTTGTATAAGAAAAATGCCTCGTGGTCTATAAAATGATGCCTTAGATCAGAATAGTAATCTAGTGCAATATCCATAGTCACTTCACCACCAACTCTTTTTTGTTGTAGTTCGTTTATATTTCTATCTCTACATACAACCGCTATAATCGGTTCAATTCCCATGGTGACTGCTTTATAAGCAACCTCCTTGATCTTTGGTGTGCGTCTAACACCGTCATAAAAGAATGGTACAGATACATTTGCACAGAAGAAATCTCCTTCTGGAAATTCTAATTCATCTGGGTATACCCAATATCTGGCAAATGGTTCCTCATCACTTGGCACCCAATAATTATCTTTGAGTGAATCCCACCCTTTGACCATAGGGTGTGCTGAGAGAAGTCTTGCGAAAAGATGATTACCAGAACCCTGTGGTCCTGTAACGATTAGTAATTTTTTACTCATAGGTCACCCATTTTTCGTCTTCGGTTTTGCTACGTGCAGTATTACCTACACCTACATCTCCTACTATATTTCCAGTAGATATTTCAATCTTAAAATTCCTTTTATCATTAGGATCTGACCATCCACCACAACAACCTGTTCCTTCCTCATCATATGCATGATCCCTATCTTTAGGTTTCATTGGTTCTTCTATGTTTGGATTCCATGGAGATGGAACACCTGTTCTATTGCAATCGTCTAGAGGACTGTCTTTAATGTAACTTATATACTTGTTATTAGCATCTAACTCAAGTATATTACTGATCTTATCTCTCTCGTACCATGCGATTGGCATGCCGATATCTAAAGATTTTAGGTACTCCTCTTTGTAAAGGTACAGAAGTTCGTAACTGAGGAAAACAGGTTTATAAAAACCAGACAACTGATCCAAGAAGTACCTAACCGTAGACTCTCCCCTAAGTCTCGTCTGCTGATGTCTGAGAATATTCTGGTCGCGTCCGACCACACAAATTCTCACCTTGATCCCAAGTGACTCGACCTTTTTTGCAAACTGCATGATGTTTGGACGTCTTATAGTCCCTAATTCCTTGATGCCGAGTGGGACACTAACCGATGTAAAGAAATATTCGCTCTGTGACCAATCAAATTCGTCAAGTAACTCTGGATTTTTCCAGTACTTGGCGAAGGGTTCTGATATACGGTGTGCCTCCCAGTAATTATCCAAAAGACTTTTCCACCCAAAAACATCCTCGTGTAGTGAGAAGATTTTTGACCAAAGATGGTTTCCCGATCCTTGAGGTCCTGTGAGTATCACGAGTGTCTTGTCCATACCTATAAATTGAAACCCATACTAATTATAACACATAAATACTGCTGTGACAGTCTCTACTGTTTTTTTGATAGGTATATACCACATTAGGAATGGCAAGTCCAACAATTAAGATTAAGCGATCTAGTGTCGCTGGAAAGGTACCGCATTACCCTACAACGCTTGATGTAGGTGAGTTTGCAATCAACACTGCTGATGGAAAGGTATTCATAGCAGCAGGAGTTGGTGCGGGAGTAACCGTAAGGGAAGTAGGAATATCAACTGCTCAAGTACTCGCTTCAGGTATTGGTACATTTAGTTCATTAGTAGTAACTGATGAAGGACATTCAATTGTTGGTATATCTACAGGTTCAGCAAAAGTAGAGTCAGCAATAGATGCTGGTAATCAATGGCATCACGTAGGATTTTTTGATCATAGAACTGGATATCAAAAGGTAAAGACAAACGGATTGACATACAATCCAAACATTGGAAAGTTATATGCTGGTATAGGAAGTTTTGGTGCTGTTAGTGCAAATATTAATGGTTTTACTGGTAATATAAACTCAACTGGTATAAGCACTATATCAGGATTTAAGTTTCCGTCATCTGACGGGACTGAGGATCAAGCACTTGTTACGGATGGAGCAGGATCGCTATCGTTCAAAACCATCTCAGGTGGCGGTGGAGGAGGTGGTGCTGTAGGTGGTGCTACAAGTATTAGCACTAATAATACTATAGCAACAATGGGACAAACCCAATTTACTGCACCTAACGTATTTGATGATGGTGTACAAGCAACCTCATTCCCTGTCCTCGTAACATTGAATGGTGTAAAAATGAGAGTTGGTGCATCAAATGATTATCAACTATCTGCACCACAAACAATCAATTTTAACTCTGGGGTGAATATAGGTGACAATGTACAAATTACTGTCTATTTTGGACACACGTTTGAAGAAGAGTTATTTACAGCAACGCAAAATCAAACAACGTTTACGCTTGCTGGATCTCTCTCTGCTTCTAAGAACTACAGAGTTTATCTCAATGGGGTCAGACTCAGAAACAACATTGACTATCAAGCGTCTGCTGCTGTTGTATTGGCTCAAGCTTGTGCAGCTGGAGATGAGGTGGATATATGCTCAGATCAAGCCGAAGATCAACTAATTGCTAATGATGGTCAAGTATCATTTGCACCATCAAACTCTAGTACATCTTCTGATAATATGGAGATATATTTGAATGGTGTTTTACTATCAAAAGGTGTTGATTGGAGTATAGGTAGTCCTGCTGTAACAATAATTGAACCTTCAACTGGTCTAGACGTAGGTGATGAGTTAGATATTGTTGTAAGACGTTCATAAATACAGGAAAGTATATCATAAATGGCTAACCCTGCAACTAGAGAAGAATTAGTAAAGTATGCGAAGAGGCAGTTGGGTGCACCTGTACTTGAAGTTAATGTTGCTGATGAACAAGTCGAAGACTTGATGGATGATGCTATCCAAATATATCAAAACCGTCACATGGATGGTGTTGAGTTGATGTATCTAAAGCATAAGATAACAACTAACTTTTTGGATGCAATAAAAGCGAGGAAAGATGATGTCGCAACTGGTATTACAACTACTACAGCTTCTGCTAATATTACAGGTATTGGCACAACTGTTTTTTCTTTTGAAGAAAACCAAAACTTTATTCAAATTCCTGACGCAGTAATAGGTATAGAAAGAGTATTCAAATTAGATAATAGACTCATCAGTACAAACATGTTCAATATCAATTACCAGTTGATGTTGAATGACGTGTACTTCTTTAGTTCCATGGAACTGATGGGATACACAATGACAAAAAGATATTTGGAAGATTTAGATCATATATTACATCCAGAAAAACAGATAAGATTCAACAGGCGTCAGAACAGATTATACCTTGATGTAGACTTTTCCAGTATGCAACCAAATGATTATCTTATTATAAGATGCTATCGTGTATTGAATCCTAATGACTATCCAAAAGTTTATAATGATCCATTCTTGAAAAGATACTTCACTGCACTGTTGAAAAAACAATGGGGTCAGAATCTCATTAAGTTTGCGGGTGTAAAATTACCTGGCGGTGTAGAACTAAATGGTAGACAGATATACGAAGATGCTCTAGGTGAGATTGAGAATCTAGAGAGTAAAATGGCAACTGAATATGAATTACCACCACTAGACCTTATAGGATAATGAAAACATTCAAACAATTCATGAAAGAGGGAGGTTTTGTTCACAGAATCAAAGACCTCAAAACTTTACCAGATAAAGAAAAAATGAAAGGGTATGATATAATTTTTGGCACTGCAAGAGGGAAAGGTTTGACTGATAGATTGAGTAATTTCAAGAAAGACACTGGTGGCGTTTAAATGGCACTCAATCCGTTCTTTCAGCAAGGTACTCCGTCTGAGCAAAATCTTGTTCAGGACTTGATAAATGAACAGATCCGAATATATGGGGTCGAGTTTGTTTACATGCCAAGAAACTTTGTGAATGTAAAAACTATAATGAGAGAGGTCTCTAGTTCTACTTTTGACCAATCAATTCCTATTGAGGGTTACATTGAGTCATATGAAGGGTTCGATTCTGGATATAACTTACTAACAAAATTTGGTGTGAGATCTACTGCTGAGATGAAGATTGTGATATCTCAGGAGAGATATAAGAATGTAGTGTTACCTTTGGTGCAGACAGGTTTAGCAAATCCAACTGACCGTCCTAATGAAGGTGACTTACTATACTTCCCATACAGAGACTTACTACTAGAAATCAAATATGTAGATGATGTTAGTCAATTCTATCAGTTACGTAAAAACTACACATACACACTTACCTGTGAACCATTCGAGTACGAAGACGAGGTTATCGACACTGGTATTGCTGCAATAGATGATGACATGGCAACTGCTGGATATGACGCAACATTGAAGTTAGTTGCTGTAGGTAGCACTGCGAGCGTGATAACAACAGTTGTGAATGGAGGTATTGGCAGGATCGATCTCCTTGACGGAGGTACAAACTATACTGCTGATCCACGTATCAGGA